CCACCTACACTGGAATCAACTCCTGTTAAGTTAGAACCATCTCCGTAGAAGGCACTTGCACATACTTTGGCATTGGCTGCTTGTACATTAGCACCAGCTATTGTTACTGTACCTCCGATACTTACATTTCCAGAAGCAGCTAAACTACCTACAACATCTAATGTTCCAGTTGCTTTTACTGCATTTGTAGCAACCATAAAACCAATATTGGTTCCATCTCCAGTTTGAAGTTGAGTAAGAGAAGCACTTACACCTCTATTAGTACTTACACCTAATTTTACAATCTGTTTATATGTATCAGATATTTGTCGTCCAGTTAATGTGCTCATATTGCTTGCCACCATCTATCTTCTGCATCCCAATCATTAGTAGCAGCTTCCCAATTAATTTGTCTACCACCAGTATCAGGACGAGGATTACGTATTGTTGGATCATCTCTTACATCAGGTACTTTATTTTGAGGATGATTTTTAAGATCATACTGACCATCAAAATCCTGTGGGCATACCAGCATCCCATAACTATTCAATTTCATTATTCTATGTGGATAAACAAATCCACATGTATCACACATAGCCAGAGCATTTTTATTACTTGCCATTAGATATAACCTAATTTTGGTTTAAGAAATAGATTTGCTCTTTCTCTATCTTCATTCATTGCCGTCTGTAATAATTGTTCATAATTAGATTTTAACATACCAATTCTATCAGGAGTAGTACCGGGAGTTTTCATAGAAAGATAATAAGATAAACCACATGTTAAAGGTGGTAAGAATCTCTTAGGCATATCTGCATTCTGTTCAGCAGATCTATTTACATCTTCCAGTTCTCTTACTCCTTCAATATTTAAAATATCAGTTGAATTTTCAGGAATAGGCCAAAGATATAATGTCGGATTATCTCTATCTCTCTTTACAGTAAACTGAGTAGGACGACCTGTTTGTGTCTTATTAGGCACAATTTGATATTCCTCAAAGCTAATTCTCTGAAGTTGAATATCTGTACTATCCCTACGTAATACTACTTCCAATGCATCCAATGTACTATCAGATAGTGCATAGGTGGTAGTACTTGTACTTACTGTTACCAGAGTTGTATAGGTAGACCAAAGAAGAATACCTCTATTCTGCCAATCTTTTAACATAAGATTAATAGAACGACGAGCAGAAGCAGGAGTATGACCGAGAGTTTGTTCTCCCCCGATCATCTCCGTAGCTTCTTGGATCACCTCATCTATATCTAAGTTAAAGTTAAATGTTCCTGACGTAGCCATTTTAAACTATTTCTTTTTACCATGCCTATGATGACATTCACCCATAAAAAATCCTACGATACCTGCCACACCACAAGCAACCATAGCTACAGTCTGCCATGTACCAATTGGTGCCATAAGACCGATCATGGCAAGGATACCTGCCAATGCAGCATATGACGAAGGTTCTCGAAATCTACATATAATATGATTCATCTTGTTCTCCTTTTACGTTTAGTTTTTAACTGTTTACCACTATTTTTCTTAATAGTAGTTCCATGCTTTTTTGCAAAGTTCTTGGCAACTTTTGGATAGTTAGCAAATAAGAAAGCACGTTGATCTTTTGATTTAAAAGGCATCTTATCTGGAGCGTACAGCCCCGCCTCCTCGTAGTGCAGCTCCCATTCCTACTAAACCACCTGATTTAAGACGAGAAATGCTAGGTTTAATTTTTTTCTTTGTCGTTGGATTCATTTCAGATTGTTTTAATCCTTGATAAACAGATTTTCTACCTATTTTCTTACTAGGAATTTTGATTGTTTGTCCCACTTTAATTTTATTTATATTTGTAATATTGGGATTAGCCTTTTTAAGTTGCTTAATTGTAGTACCAGTTTTAGAAGCAATCTCTGAAAGAGTATCACCACTCTTTACTTTATACGAAGACATTCCTTTGGTCTTTGGAACATCCATGCCAGCTCCTGTAATAGACTTTTTCTTTGATAAACCAATACCAGCACCTACACCTGCCGCTGCACCAACTCCTCCTGCTGCTGCTCGCCTACGTCTAATTTTTGCTGGATCATGTCCATATCTGGATGCTACTTCTAACTTTTTCTTTCGTGTCTTTGCCTTACGTTTTGCTCCACGAGAAACCTTTTTTTTCTTAGGAGCTAATCCTTCTAGTCCACTTTCTCCTTGCCATTTTCGTAGTTTACGATATGGACCCTTACCTCCTCGTGTACGTATTGGCATATCACTTTCTGCTGCCCATTTTGTTTTTTTCTTTCGACCCAATAATTTTTTACCTACGCCGATACCTGTTCTTAAAAGTGCTGGTAATGCCATAATAAATCTCCTATTTTCTATATCGGGCTGCGCCCCATCCTCTTGGTTTCTTTAATTGTCCACCAGACTTACGTGCTATTATATTACCTTTCTTGAAAGTATCTACAAGATTTTTAGTTGGTTCTTTTATTTTTCCTACTTCTAATAGTCTTTCCAGATACGCTTCTGATTCTTCACCTTTTATTCCTAAACGAGGAGAAGGTTGTATTCTAGGCCTCATTGTTTCTCGTGTTATTTCATATGGCTCAAATTCTTTTAAATTAGGAGCTTTTTTATTTATTTCATTTTTTAATTTTGTTTTACCTTTTACATATTTTTCCCAAGCCTTACTATCTGTTATTTTTTTCCATGCCTTCTCTCGTACATTTGCTCTGAGTGGATTTTTTTCTACTTCATTCTGAACCATTTGTCTAAATTTATTTCGTTCAGTTCTAAATTCTGCTGCCTGTTCTCTAAATCTTTTTACAACTTTTGGACTAACTGGCTTTGTTACAGTTGGAGTAGGTAGACCTCGTGGAATTTCTGTAGGTCTAAATAAAGGTTCAGCTTCTGTCTTTGGTAATCTTTGTCTTGCAGCTATACCCATTTGTCGTAAATCTTCTTGTGCGCCAAAGCCTCGTAATTTCTCTGCTCTTCTAAACAATCTTTTTTGTTTTAAAACATCAGCTATACCACCTCTTCGTATAGGCTGTTTAGTTTCAAAAGTTCTTCTAGGATCATAAAATCCTGATGGAACTTCGCCTCGTAAAAGTTCTTCTTCTGGAAAAAATCTTTTTGCACCACTATATCCCATTTCTTGACTTACAGTACCGGCAGGATATGTAGGAGCTTCTGCTCTTGTTCTAAGTGCTTCTCTTGTTTCAAATTTGGAAGATGGTTGAAGTGTTTTAGGAGTTTTTAATTGTAAAGTTCCAAGATAAGGTTTTTCCCATCTACCTGTTTCTTCATTATATTTAGCAGAAGTCGCTCCCGGTGTTTCAACTGGAGTTCTAATTTCATGTGGAGAAGGCTCTGTTCCACGCCATTCAGCACCACTAGGAACTTTTGCTCTTCCAGTTGAACCCATAGCCTTAACTACACTTTCAATTTCATCATCCGTAATATTAGGAAATTCATGTCTTAATCTAGTAATTAATTGGGCTTCTTCTCTAGTGCCTAATCCGGCTATATGTTTTGATACTGGAACACCATAGAACGGATCACGTTCTGCCATTACACTTGCATCTTTAGAAAGTTCAATATCTCCTCTTGCTTCTCTAAAGCGAACAAGTCTATCAGTTGGTTTACCAGTTACAGGATCAATTTCCTTTTCAAGATAATGAGGGCTTCTCCATTTTCCTTCTCCTCCTTCTTCATATATACTTTCTGTTCTTCTAATAGGAACTGCTTCTGTAGGACGAGCATGATAATATTTTCCAAATTGATCATATGGCTTTTCTTCACCAGTTAATCGTAAATTTCTTTGTGCTGGTGTTTCTCTCATCATATTTCTAATTGCAGCAGGAGCATTTTTAAATGCAGATGTTTCTTCTTCAACACGAGTAATACCTAATCGTTTAAGTGTTTCTTCTCTAATACGTTCTTCTCTTTTTTTAGATTCTTCTAAACGTGCTGATGCTCCTTCTTGTCGTTGTTTCTTTTGTTGTGCTTTTGTCATACGAGATTGTGAAATTTTTAACCAATCTTTTGAATTTCGTTTTATTCCTTTAAATCCTGCATCTTTCCAATCTCCCCAAGTTCTAAATCCAGCTCGTAGTATTAAACCATTTTTAACATCAGGATTAAGTTTACTAACTATATCTGCCGCATCAGTATTAGTTTTTGCAGAAGAAGCAGCTTTTAAAAGAGATTCATTTTTAGCTTTCTTTTCCCGTACTGCTTTTACATTTTTTCGTAATGTCTGTGCTCTTTCAGAAACAGGTCTGTCTGATTTTTTGATAGCCTTACCATCTTTTATATCTTTTAATCCTTCACGTACAGAAGTATAAGGACTACCATCTGGCTTAACATATAATTTTACTTTATTTTTTTGTGCTCCTGTAAGTTTAGTAGACGTTGTTTTTACAGAAGTTGTTTTTACATCAGGAACATTTCCTGTTTCTAAAAAAGTAGCTTTATCTTTTCCTGATAATTGTACATAATTTTTACCTTGTTTAACATAGGCATTCTTTCCATGAAGTGTAACATCATGTCCACTTTTCTTAGCCTTATTAATGGCATTAATAGCACCTTTACCAAGACCTATAAGACTTTTTAAAATAATAGTAGCCATACTAATATCCTATCTTACGTGAATATTCTTTACACTATTATATTCTACTTTAAATGTCTCGCCCTTCTCATAACTTTCATCTGTTACAACAGCATGAGCTTTACCAACAACATCTGGGCCTTTACGTGCAGCACCATAACCTTGTCCAGTTGGTTTACCATTTATCTCTTTTAGATTGGGGGGATTCTTTAATAATGTATGTGGTCCCATATTATCCTCCTACTTTTCCACCTTTATAAAGGTTTGCTACATATTTATTACCATCAGTTATTACTTTACCACCACGGTTACGTTTAACTGTTCCACCTTTCTTACCTGAAAAACCTTCATGCTTATATGGATTTGTTCCACCCTTAATTCTACGCCATTCAGATCCTTTTAAATTACCGTAAACAGGATCACCCCGTTTTTTAGGTATAGTAATTGATTGACCAACTCTAATCATATTAGGATCGCTAATATCTTTATTAGAACGTAAGAGTGATTTCAAACTAGTTTTAAATTTTTCGGCAATTTGTGAAAGAGTGTCACCCTTTTTCACTTTATACTTATCAGGAATTTCTGGAAGTTTTCCACTATCTAAATAAGTTTTAGGTTTAGGTTTATCAGAAACATTTCTGGTTCTTCCCGGTGTTTGCCCTCCCGGTAAATCTCCCATTGATCCCGGTAAAAATTTATTTGCCATTACTGTGCTCCTTGTATTATAGGATTAGGTCCACCCACAGGATTACGAGGAGTTTCCATATCATCCTGTCTCATTCTGCGAGATTGATTTCTAAGTGAATTGATTGAATTTTGATAACTACTTTCCCATACCTGAACAATATCCCAGCTCTTGGTAAATCTTGAAGACTCTATCATACAGGCGTTGAATAATGCATTATATGCAAACTCACTAAAATAATTAGAAGTCGTAGCACTTGTCCCTGTTGCTGAAGATAATGCAAGAGGTCTACGAGTATATTGTATTTCTCCTGCCAATGCAGAAGTAGGAGTGGGAACTACATAAATAGATGTATTATTCTTTCGTGCGTAGTATCGGGGTGTACCTACAGATGCACTGGCATAAGGCCAGTAATCTATGGCATACTCATAAGTTCTTTGCAGGAGTGAAGTTTTAAGAGAAGATGTACTTGTGGTAAAGTTTACATTCCTCACAACTAATGCATCCACAGGTAAACTTACCGTGGGACTAGAGGCGGTAAATGAAAATGAAACAAAGTTATCCAGACCGGGATCATCAATCTCTTTTACTAGACGATCTTCAGCCTTCTCAACAAACTTTGGGATCTGATCCGCATACTCTGTTGAGTCATTCTCTGATGTATTGATTAAATCAGCTTTAAGGAACGCATAATTAGGCATAGAATATTATCCTAATATGGCAGTTACTGGTCCAGCGTCTGGTGCAGATACGGTTACTTTACCGTAAATAGGTACACCAACTTCTCCGAAATAAGTATCAATTACTCCATTTGCCTGAATAGCTAGTCGAATAGCTGTTCCTTGTGCAGTCTTATTTGTAATCTGCTGCTCACCTATTAATTCAATTATTCCTGATACAGTTGCCGTAGCATGAATAGCCACTACACGAGTAACCGTACCATCACCACCCACGGTAGCTCCTGTATCTACCCTTTTAAGTGGACCACTT